CACCAAGTACAGCGACAACACCGGCGGCGGAAGTGACGCCGCCAGCTATGTCACCAGCACCACGGATCTGCTGCCGCTGCTTTCGGAGTTTGAATACCACGGGGCCAGAACCTACGCCAACAGCGCGGAGAAGAATTACCAGGCCCAATATGACTATTACCGGGCCGGAAACAGCAAGGTACATTATAGGCACAACGCCACCGGCACGGCGGCCAATGTGTGGTGCCGTTCCGTCTGTTCGGGCAGCAGCAGCTATTTCTGCCTTGTCTACACCGACGGCAGCGCCACCGATTACTACGCCTACTATTCCTGGGCGCTGGCCCCCTGCTTTTTTGTCTAATCGCCGCAGCATATCCGGCAAAATCCCGCCCACGGAAGTGGGCGGGAAACCCGGACAGAGAAAGAAAACCCGTGAGGTGAAAGAATGTCAGTTCTGAAAGAAAAGCGGACCGTGAGCAAAGCGGAGTATGTGAACACCGCAAACCAGATTTATGTGGAAACGGTGGGCTTTTTGACGCGGCTTTCCGCCCGTTATTCCCGGCTGATTGCAGAGGGCACCGCGCAGCTGGCCGGTGAGGTCATGGACCACACCGAAAAGGCCAACAAAATATACCCGTCGGACGAACAGCGCAAAGCCCAGCGCAAGGCGCATTTGCTGGAGGCGCTGGCCTCCCTCTCTGCGCTGGACGTGCGCCTGACCCATGCCTATCTGGTTATGTACCAGAACCCGCAAGGGTGCTTTACGGCGCCCGGCGGAAAAACGGTCCCACCCAAGGAGGCCATGGACAAGCTGGACCGCATGGCGCAGAGCCTGGGCGAACTGATAGACCGGGAGGACACCCTACTGCGGAATATCCTGGAGAGCGACAGGAAGCGGAAATAAGTCATTTTTATGGGTGTATCTTTGAAAACGCGCCGGGAGGCAGGGCGGCTTTTCCCTCTGACGGCGGCCAATGCGTGGTGCCGTTCCGTCAATTCGGGCAACAACAACAATTTCTGCCTTGTCAACTCCGACGGCAGCGCCAACAATAACAACGCCAACAATTCCTGGGCGCTGGCCCCCTGATTTTGCATAGCTGGGTCAAATGCAGTAACGAACGTGAACCGGACCCATGTAAAAGGAAAGATACTTCCCTGGCGAAAGCCTGAAACTGCCCGCTGATGATCCCGCGCGGACGCTGCTTGCATGGCGGGGGTATTGTGCTAACCCCGTTTCATGCGCTGGATCGAAGCAGTTTAGACGCACACCAACACCACAACTGTACGGAGGGCGAATACTTTTCTATGACAAGCGAACAGCGCCGCGAGGCGCGTTACAGACGCCGCCAGACAAGGCGGCAGGCAAAGCGAAAGGCCCACAGCGACGCCCTGGGGCCGATTGAGGAAGTTTTCAGTTACCGCGCCATGTTTTTCTATGGCCGGAAATGCTGCAACGGCGTGAGGTGGAAAGCCAGCACACAGCGGTTTGAAATGCACCTGTTTTCCGGCACCGCCAAGCGTCGGCGCAAGATCCTGAATGGAACATGGAAGCCAGGCAAAACCGCCCATTTTACCCTGAAAGAACGGGGCAAGGTTCGACCAATAGACGCGCCGCACATTGAGGATCGGCAGGTTTATAAGGTTCTGACCAAAAAGGTGCTGGTGCCGCTGTATGTGCCCAGCATGATCTACGACAACAAAGCCAGCCAGAAAGGCGGCGGCCTGCATTTCCATTACAGACGCCTGGCCAAGCACCTGCGGGACCATTACCGCAAGCATGGCCTGGAGGGTGCCCTGTTCCTGATGGATTTTCACCACTTTTTCCCGGACGCGCCCCACGCGCTGCTGTATGAGCGGCACCGGGGCATGATCCTAAACCCGGACCTGCGGCAGTTGGCCGATCTGGTGGTGGCAGCTGTGCCGGGCGGCGTGGGTATGCCGCTGGGCGTGGAGCCAAGCCAGCAGGAAATGGTGGCGCTGCCGTCCTCCCTGGACAACCGGATCAAAGCCCAGCTTTCGATCCATGGCGCTGCCCATTACATGGACGACTATTACACCATTCTGCCGTCGAAGCAGGCGGCGGAGGTGACCGCGGCGGACGTGATCGGTCACGCGGAGGCCATGGGCCTGCAGGTCAACGCCGGAAAGTCAAAAGTGGTTCCGTTCTCCAGACCGTTCCGGTTCTGCAAAGCAAAGTTTCAGGTGACGGACACCGGCGCCGTGAAGATCCACGGCTGCCGGGACGGCATGAAGCGGGCACGGCGGAAACTGCGGCTTTTCCAGGCGCGTGTGGCCAGCGGTGAAATGACGGTGGAGCAGGTGGCCCAATGGCTGCAAACACCGATTTCCTACTATGAGAACTTCAACGATCACGGCAGGGTGCTGAAACTGCGGCGGCTATTTTATGCGATTTTCAAAACGGAGGTGTAAACCATGTTCAAGATCACAAAAGACGGGGCGACCGTGGCCATGACCGAGGCCCCCAACTACATCAAGCAGGCGGAAAACGGCTGTTTCGTGCTGTGCCCGGAGGCGGAGGCCACGGGGATCGCGCACAACGGCACCGTTTACCACCTCCTGGGACGCCCTGACATGGCGGGGGCAGAAATCACGGTCATGCTGGAAGAAACGGACGCGGGAGCGGAGATCGCCAAGGCGGCAGACGCTACGGGGATCGTGTTCGTCACAATGGCGGAGGCCGGAAGCGTGGACGCCACAACGGCGGCGGAACACGCGGACCTTTTCGCGCCGTGGGCGGTGCCGGTGGCCTATACCGTGGGCCAGATCCGCAGATATACGGACGGGAAGCTGTATAAATGCGTTCAGGCCCATACGTCACAAGCGGACTGGACGCCGGACAAAACCGCAAGCCTTTGGACGCCGGTTTCCGATCCGGCGGAGGAATGGCCGGAATGGTCCCAGCCGGTTGGCGCACATGACGCATACAGCAAGGACGCCAAGGTGTCGCACAATGGCAAGCATTGGACCAGCACCGTGGACAGCAACGTGTGGGAGCCTGGCGTGTACGGGTGGACGGAGGTGTGAGCCGTGGGCGCTGCCTACATCGTAAGAAAAAGAGCGCGGTTTGTGAGTATCAACGGCCCCGTAAACCTCCCGTATGGTACGCCTGTGGACGCTGTGGACGGGTTCCTGGTACATAAAGGCCGCCCACTATGCGCGGTCACCAGCGAGAGCGCACACCGCTATTTTGCACGAAATGACGACGGAAACGGGAAAGCCCGCGGCGCCCTGATCGGCGCCATCACGGCCAAGCTGGAGCGGAAAGACGCCGGCCATCAAATGCGCTGGGATCTCCTGTGGAGCGACCCGGAGGCGCAGAAATTACGCCACCCGGATCATGCGGATTATTGGCTGTGGGGACACGCCTTTTTTGAGGCGGACATGGCAGACCTGGAACACGTCGCCGGGCTGATCGGTGCGAGGAGGTGACGCTGCCATGGATTATATGAAGCTGGTGGCGGACCTCTGCCAGATCATTGACCGACAGAACGAAATCACCAAGGCTATGGTGGTGCAGCTGGGACAGCGCGACGCCCTCCGGTATGAGGAGGAAATGGCGGCGGTTCGGCGGGACTACGATACCGCCATGGGGGAGGTGGATCCGTGCAAAAACTAATTGAAACGCTGTCCACCGTGAGCGTAGGCCAGGCGCTGACTGGCGGCGTCACCGTGGTGGCGCTGGTGTCCGTGTTTATCGAAATTACCCCGGTGAAGATCAACCCGGTTTCCAAGTTTCTGGCCTGGCTGGGGCGGAAGATCAACAGCGAAGTGATCGCCAAGGTGGACAGGCTGGAAACCGAGGTGCAGGCCATGAGGAAAGCGGACGGAGAGCAGGAGGCCGTAAACTGCCGTTACCGGATCCTACGGTTCGGGGACGAAGTAAAACACGGCACCCGGCACAGTCAGGAACATTTTGAGCAGATCCTGGCCGATATTGACGCCTACGAAATCTATTGCAAGGATCACAAGGATTTCAAGAACAACAAAACCAAAGTGACCACGGAGCGGATCCTGGACGTTTACCGCAAGTGCGTGGAAACGGACGATTTTTTGTAATGGGAGGAAGCCGTGAAAATCTTTATTGTGGCCGCGGCGGCGTGGGCTGCCGGTGCCCTCCTGGGTTATTTCGTGGCCCGGCTGGCGTATAAGCACCTGCGGAAGCGTCTGCGGACGCTGCGGCAGGAACGGAAGCCGCCTAAAAAGAAAATGGGCACCATGGACAGGATCCTGGTTCTGGAAGCGGTTTTCCTGGTGGCGTACACGGTGGCCGATCTGGTGGTTTTCTGGCACACCGGATCAGAGCCTGCCACGCTGACCGGCTGCGTGTTCGGCGTGTGCGGCCTGGAAAACGGCGTCATGGGCTGGATCAAGACCAACAAGGACAAGGCGGCGGAGGCCGTCGGAACAAGCGGGAGCGGCACCCAGCCACCCCCGGAGGAACCGCCCGCGGGCACCGGCGAACCACCGGACGCGGGCCTGTGAGGAGGTATAAACAAACATGACTGGAAACGAACTGCGCCGAAAGGTGGCGGACATTATCAACGCATGGGACGGAGCAACCAGAGGCAGCGCCAAGCACCTGGAGATCCTGAACATCTACAACAACCACAAGCCGCTGGCAAGAGGTTACCGCGTACAGGTGGGTGACGCCCATTGTGCCACCACGGCCTCCGCGGCGTACATCAAGGCAGGGATCGCGGAGTACACCGGGACGGAGTGCGGCGTGGGAAAGTACGTCGAGATCGCCAAGAAAAAAGGGATCTGGACGGAGAACGACGCATACACCCCCAAGGTGGGCGACGCCTGCGTGTACGACTGGCAGGACGGGGCCAACTACGCCACCACCGACAACACCGGCGCACCGGATCACATTGGCATTGTCACCAAGGTGGGCGGCGGCACCTTTGTGGTCACAGAGGGAAACATGAACGGCGGCAAGGTGGGCAAGCGCACCATGAAAGTGAACGGGCGGTATATCCGCGGTTTCATTACCCCGGACTTTGACATGATCGCCCGGAAACTGGGCGGTACGTCCGGCGGGACGGCGGACAAGCCAACGAAACCGACGACCCAGGCGGCGGGTACATACACCGTAAAGAGCGGCGACACCCTTTCCCGTATCGCCGCAAAGTACGGCACCACCGTGGCCAAACTGGTGGAGATCAACGGCATTAAAAACCAGAACCTGATCCGTGTGGGCCAGGTCCTCCGCCTGCCCGGCGGAGCCGTCAAGTACACCGTTGTGGCCGGGGACACCCTTTCCCGTATCGCCGCGAAGTACGGCACCACTGTGGCCAAGCTGGCAGCAGACAACGGGATCAAAAATCCGAACCTGATCCATGTGGGCCAGGTTATCACCATCAACAAATAATTTTGCCGGAGGTGCTGGAATGGTTATTATCAAGGCGCTGGCCTGGGTGCTTTCCCTGGCCGCTGTGGTCACCTGGCTGGTGGCCCTGGTACGCTGGGACGGTTCGATCCCCTGTGATCGGAGCCAATGCGAAAGCTGCCCATTTCCGCGGTGCCACGAAAATGGCCAGGACAGCACCGGGCAGGAATGAGAGGTAAAAATGGAACAGACTATTATCCGCCTGGCCATTGGCCTGGTTCTCCTGGTGGCTGTCAACGTCGTGCTGGGCAGCCTGAACGCCCTTTTTGACGGGACTTTCGACCGTATCAAATGCCGGAACGGCGTCATTAAGGGGATCATTATTGCCGCCTGTTTCGTCGCTTTCTATGTAGCGGGACGCCTGAACCCCGATATTGTGGCAATCGACATTGACGGCGAAACGGTCAACGTGGCAACAGCCGCCAACCTGGCCATGGTGACGGCCTATGTGCTGTATGCGAAAGACGTTTTTTCCAAGCTGTCCAAGCTGGTTTTGAGCAAAACGAGCGGGACGCCGGAGCAGACCGGCGGAACCACGCCGCCCGCATTGGAGGAACCGGCGGACGCGGCGGAGACCACCGCAGCAGAATAAAAA